GTATTTCACTATCAGTGGACAGAGACGATCCAAGTAGCAACCGAAGAACCTTGATGTGTCTCAAAAACAGACACCTTGGAACAACAGGCTTTGGTGGAACAGTCCAATACAATCTGGAGACCTCACGGTTAACCGACTGTGAATTGGAAACAACATTTTAACAATAAAAAGGAGAGCAGCATGACAAAACCCAAAGTGTATTTAAATGGTAGAGCAGCGTTAACTATGAATGGCTACCAAGCTGACACACAAGTCACCGCAATGTATCCAGAAGATAAGGCTTTTGAGTATTTAATAGCTGGCATTGGTGGAGAAGTCGGTGAATTACAAAGCAAGTATGCAAAGTACATTCGAGATGACTTAGATTTTACACAAGTCAAGGAAGGCATGAAAGCAGAGCTTGGTGATATCCTTTGGTTTATCGCTCAGATTGCTAAGAAACTGAACTACAATTTACAGTCGGTCGCTGAAGACAATACCAAAAAACTCAACAGTCGTTTGTTGCGTAACAAAATTTCAGGTGATGGTGACAACAGATGAGTAGATACTGTTTTGACCTAGAGTCTGACGGTCTTATCCCAAAGGTTTCTGTGGTTCACTGCATTGTCTTAAAAGATTTAGACGACGGTAAGATCACTAAGTTTGGTGGCAGCAAAGAAAGTATAGTTGCAGCTGTCAGATTACTTGAAAATGCTGACGAAATAATCGGTCACAATATCATTGCTTATGACAACCAAGTCTTAGATCAGCTGTACGGTTTTAAACCGAAAGGTAAGATCACTGACACACTGGTAATGGCACGGTTAATATATGCTGACATCTACACCAATGACATCCTTCGAGAAATTAAAGACATGCCAAGAAACCTCTATGGTTCGCATTCGTTGAAAGCTTGGGGAATGCGACTTGGTGAATACAAAGGTGATTACACTGGAGGCTGGGAACACTATTCCCAAGAGATGCTAGATTACTGCGCTCAAGATGTTGTTGTCTCCAGCAAACTCCACAAAACTTTGATCTCAGAAGACTTCTCACAGACGTCTATTGATCTAGAACATTCCCTAGCTGCTATCTGTTATAGGATCGGTCAGAATGGATGGAACTTTGATGTCGAGGCAGCTGGTAAGTTGTACGCTAAACTGTCCAAAGAGCGAGAGGAACTAAGGGTAACCTTGTTAACTCTGTTCCCACCTTGGACTATTGAAGAGCCGTTTGTGCCAAAGGTGAACAACAAGAAACTTGGGTACGTCAAAGGTGAAGAGTTCATCAAGAAACATGTGGTTGAGTTTAACCCGAACAGTAGGAAGCACATAGCATACTGTCTTATGGAAAAGTACAGTTGGCGACCCAAGTCCTTCACACCTAACGGTGAACCGAAGATCGATGAGACAGTCTTACTTTCTCTAGCATTTCCAGAGGCTAAGACACTGGCTCGGATGTTTCTACTGAACAAACGTATCAGTCAGTTAGCTGAAGGAAACGGCAGTTGGCTAAAGTTAGTAGATGCAGATGGTAGATTAAGACACACGATCATTAGTGGTGGCACTGTCAGCGGTAGAGCTGCACACAGATCCCCTGCTCTATCCACTGTTCCAGCTGTCTCAGCACCTTTCGGTGAAGAGTGCAGATCCCTGTTTAAACCATACCGAGGTCATACATTAGTAGGCATAGATTTAAGTGGCATCGAGGTGCGGATCTTAGCTTCAATGTTAAATGACAACGGTGAGTATGCTCGTCATATTTTAGAAGGAGATATTCATGAGTTTAACAGAGTGGCGGCTAAACTTGATACTAGAGCGCAAAGCAAGACTCTTTTGTACGCCCAGCTTTTTGGAGCTGGCGACGCCTTATTGGGAAAGATTGTCAAAGGTGGACGCGCTGAGGGAAAGAAGATCCGACAGAACTTTGAGACGGCTGTACCAGCGTTTGCTCAGTTAAAGAAAGATCTCAAAGTAGCATTTGAGAGAGGCTACTTAATTGGCCTTGATAAACGAAGGCTTCATGTACGAAGCGAAGGACGTTTGTTGTCTCAATTATTACAAAGTGGCGGTGCATTAGTTGCAAAGAAGTGGTTGCAGCTGGTGGATCAGTACATCGAGGACAACGACCTCAGAAGCAAAGTGTTCATCGTCGGCTGGATACATGACGAATTACAAATTTCAATTTCAAAGGAGTTAGACATTGACGAAACAGCCAATAAATTTAAACGACTATCGAAACGGGCTGGCGAAGCATTCAGTCTTAAAATCCCAATTGATAGCGAATGGAAGCAAGGCTCTAGTTGGGCGGCAACTCACTAAGGCAGAAGCTGATGAACTCGATGGTTTAATCGAGATGTATGTAATCTTAGATCGAGCCTACCGAGATGGTTTTACTGTCAACAGTAGGTTTGCTCGACAGAAAGCATTCGAGTTAGCCGTGTGTGCTTCTGAAGGCTTCATCACGACATACAGTGGCACAACCAATGTCTACAATAACAAGTGGGGTCTCACTAACTCAGGCCAATCATTTAAGGAGAATTTAGATGCAATCATTGATAAGCTCATTGGAGCAAAATCAGACGACATTATTAATTGATGCCGACCTGTATGTGTACAGGACACTAGCGGCTTCAGAAGAAGAGATCTGCTGGGATGAACAGAGAGACTTGTGGTCTTTAAACTCAGATCTGAAGCAAGCAAAAGAAAACTTTAAATTACAATTGGAAGCCTTTTGTGAGACCTTTAAGACAGCTTCGTTTATCTTATGCTTCACTGGTCTAAACAACTTTAGAAAGACCTTTCATCCAGAGTATAAGATAGCCAGACAGAAAACACGAAAACCTATTGGCTACTCAAGTTTTGTCAACTGGTGTCAAGATCACTACAGCTTTGCTCAAGTCGATACATTAGAGGCTGATGATGTCATGGGTATCTTGGCAACGTGTAGTAAAGGTAAGACAATTATCATCTCGGATGACAAGGATATGAAGACTATTCCTTGCACACTGTATCGACCCAGCACTGGTGAGACGTTGAAGATCAACAGGCAGGAAGCAGACAGAAACTTCTACAAACAATCGTTAATTGGAGATCCAACTGATGGATACAAAGGTTGTCCGAAAGTTGGCGAGGTAACAGCTACCAAGCTGCTTGCTGGTCGACCTGACTGGAGTGTTGTCGAGCATCAGTATTCTAAGCAGGGTCTCAGCAAACAGGATGCCTTAACTCAGGCACGATGCGCTCGGATACTTCGGTATTCCGACTACGATTTCAAAAAGAAACAAGTAATACTTTGGGAGCCAAACCATGCAAGAAACAATTAAGAAACATCGGTATGTAGATTACCTTCGTAAAGACAAAGATTTCTGTAGACATGTAACCGAAAGAATTACAGCGGATGACACAGACTACGATTGGCATGAAGCCCGATGTCGTTATTCCTTTGCTAACATTAATATGTCTCAAGAAGACCAAGAAGTTCTTGGTGTGCTGATGAAGAAAGCAACACCCCATCCCAGAGATGCACCAGAAAGAAACAAAAGGTTAACACTGGCGAATGAGATCCGCTTGTGGGCTGAGTTCCCAAGAAGGGAGTTCGCTGATGGATGAGGAAGACATCATTAATAAACCCAGCCACTATGCTTTGTACCAGATAGAACCAATAGAGTTCATCATGCAAAACAATCTCTCCTTCCATGCTGGGAACATTGTTAAATACGCCTGTCGAGCAGGACTAAAGCAATATGAAGGTAAGACCGAAACCCAAAGCGAAACCCAAGATTTACTTAAAATCATTAGGTACGCCCAATTCAGAATTAATCAGATACAAGGAAAAACCCCCAATGCAATTTAGAAGCCAATTCTCAGAAGATATCTTTAACTACAAATACAAACATGAGGGAGCTGAGACGTGGCCTGAGTTATGTAATACATTAGTAGAAGATGTGTGTGGTGATCACATGTCTGATGGAGATCAAAAGCAACTCGCCAAGTACATGACAGACATGAAGTTCTTGGCTGGTGGTCGCTACATCTACTACGCTGGTCGACCCAACAAATTCTTTAACAACTGTTATCTTCTGAAAGCAGAAGAGGATACCAGAGAAGACTGGGCAAACCTCAGCTGGAAAGCTGAAAACTGTTTGATGACTGGAGGCGGCATAGGAGTTGACTACTCTGTCTACCGTCCAGCTGGATCTAAGATAGCTAAAACAGGTGGCTTTGCATCTGGTGCTGTACCAAAGATGAACATGATCAACGAGATTGGTCGTCGGGTGATGCAAGGTGGTAGTAGACGAAGTGCAATATACGGATCTCTGAACTGGAAGCATGGTGATGTCCAAGAGTTCCTGACATCTAAAGACTGGGCAAACATGCCAGTGGGAACTACAGGTCAATCCTTGTGGGATATAAAACAATCAGACTTCAACTTCCCAGCCCCTCTCGACATGACAAACATCAGTGTCAACTATGATACTGAATGGCTGATGAACTATTATAAAACAGGTGAACTTGGTGATGTCTTCATGCAGAATGTTGCTCAGTCTCTCAAGACATCCGAGCCAGCCTTCTCGTTTAACTTCTTTGACAAAGAGAAGGAGACACTCAGGAATGCCTGTTGTGAGATTACAAGTGAAGACGACAGTGACGTATGTAATCTAGGATCAGTGAACCTCGGTCGCATTGATAGCATCCAAGAGCT